CGGCGTTAAAACTCTACTTAAAGTATTAGAACGCTTTGAAAATAAAGACCATTCGGTAGATGATGAAAAAATTGCACAGGGCTTTATTAATCGAGGAAATATCCAAAACCAACAGGAAGTATCAAAGAACTTAAAAAATCAAACTGGAATTGATTTAAGTGCGTATTTAGGCAATAGCCCACGCATAGCTGAGAAAGTTAATGCGATGACTACTGCCAACGTTCAATTAATCAAGTCTATTCGTTCTCAATACCTCGATAAAGTACAAAATGCAGTCACGCAAGCGATGGTGAATGGAACGCTGAATAAAGACTTGGCGCAACAGATTAAAGACATCGGGAAAACAACAGAAAAGAGAGCAGTATTTATTGCTCGAGACCAATCTTCAAAACTTAATGCGGCATTAACGCAAGCAAGGCATGAAGATGT